TACCCCAGGTACAGGAATGCAATATGCTACACCGTATGCTTTTAGGTTAAAAGGTAAAAAACCAAACATTAAAGCATATAAAGAATTAGGGTATAAAGAAGTAAAAGAAAATATTGGTGCTACATTAGGTCCAGGTCCTAAAGCAGGTAGTGATGGAGTTAAAGATAGTGCTTATGTAAAACAATTTAAATATAAATTAGTTCCTAAAAAAATTAAGGGTTCTGGTTTAGAGGTAAAACAATTATTTGAAGATGATACTCCACAAGCTAAGTTTCAAAAAGAAAGAGTGGATGCATTTAAAGTAATTGAGAAAGAACTTAACGATATTTATAAGATGATAAGCAATGCAAAGGATGAAACTTTGGATTATTATAAAGATAACCCATCATCATATGCTATTGTTAAATCAACCGATTTGATCATTGATTATCTAAGAGATATTAAATCTCTATTAAAAACACAATAATGAAGAGAAAAACATTACAAGAACAATATAATTTAATTAAAGAAGGAAAAGGCCATAAAGGATCATTTGTAAAAGATGCTAAAAGACAATTCCCTAATTTTGTTCGTACATCAGCAGGCATTAATGAGACAATTGATAGTCTAAAACGTAATCATATTATATCAGAAAATTTTGTAGGATTTAAACCTATTGCTAACCCAACAGTAAGAAAAAAAGAATCATATGAAACGGCATTCGCTAAGTTTTTAGAAGAAGCTAAAGCAGTAGAAAAGAAAACATCTAAAGAAGTAACTGACTTGCAAGCTCCAACTAAAGGATATGATTATAAAGATGATAAACTCCTTAATAATGTAGCAGGTGAACAATTCCGTCAAGGATATTATACAGAGCTTACAGATGAAGCTAATGCAGATAAAACTAAACAAGAACTAATTGATTTAGTTATTAAAAATTTAGATAAAAATCCTTCTTATTATGTAGAAGAAGCTCAATTTGGTATTAAAGGAATTGGGTATACTGATGATGTACCTGGATTAGGTAGAGGTAAAATGGTTAAAGATGCTGGTAAAGGTGGTGGATATGGAGAAGCTACTAAAAAGGATTATCCTGATGGTGAAATAGCAACGGGATATTTACCTGTAACAGAAGGTAAAAAACCTGGATATATAACTAAACTTGCTGAAATAGACAAACAATCAAAAATAGTTGCTTTAGAGGCAAAAATTGCAGCTTTAGAAGAAATTATTTCAACAAAAGAAACAAGAATATCAATGATATCAGAAGATGAAGATCTTGCTGAATTAATGGATAAAAGTAAAATTAAAGAAATCCAAAAAGAAATAAAAGTTATTGTTAAGGAAAAAGCTAAAATGGAAAAGCTTTATGAAAAAATGTGTGGTAAGAAAAAAGAAGTAATGGAGGAAGAAATTGATGAAGCTGTTGGTGATAAATTAGATGATAATAGTGCTAAAGCTGATGAATTGAATACTAAAATAGACGATATTGAAGGTAAATTAGAAGAAGAAGATGTCAATGAAGATTTAGGTTCGGATAACGTAGATGATTTTAACATAGATAATCCTGCTGAAGATGCAGAAATAGGAATGAGCCTACCACAATAAAAAATATTATGAAGCAAGTATTAATAGAAACTCAATTATTTACTCCTGTAAAAGGAATGCTATCAGAAGGTAAAATGTCTGAAAGTGGTAATCCTATGGTTGAAGGTATATTAGCTACAGCGGAAGTTAAAAATGGTAATGGTAGATATTATTCTAAAGATTTATGGGATAGAGAAATAGATAAGTACCAAGAATTAGTTGACCAAAATAGAGCAGTAGGTGAGTTAGATCACCCTGAATCTCAAGTTGTAAATTTAAAAAATGTTTCGCATAACATAAAGGATATGTGGTGGGATGGAGATAATGTAATGGGTAAAATAGAAATATTACCTACACCATCAGGAAACATATTAAAAGCTTTAATTGAAAGTGGAGTCACTTGTGGTGTATCATCACGAGGAATGGGTTCATTGGAACAAAGAGGTGAAATAATGGAAGTACAAGATGACTTTGAATTATTATGCTGGGATTTTGTTTCAACACCATCTAACCCAGGTTCATATATGAAAACTATTAAAGAAGGAAAAGAAATAAATATTAATCCTTACTCAAAAGTAAGTTCTATAATTACGGAAATATTATGTGCTAACGGCAATTGCCCCATTTTATAAAAAAATGGACGAACCGATATTAATTGCACTCATATCAGCGTTGGGGATTAAAGAAATTTGGACCATCATTAAAAAAAGAATGGACCAAAAAGAAGAAAAGGATAAACGTGAAGATAATTTATCTTTACAAGTTATTGAAGAATTAAAAACAAAAATAACAGATTTAGAAGAAAAAATAAACTTACTTATAGAGGAAAACACCGCGTTAAAAATTAAAGTAGCTAGAATGGAAGAAAGGCTAATAAGAAACGCTAAAAATAAAGTCAAAAGAAATAAAGCATAATCAGTTTTATTTTCCTCAAATACAACCTACATACTAAAATATTTAACTTGTTTCAACAATAGTTGCATTAACTCAATTATTAACTAAACTTTTAATTATGGAAGATATAATGAACAAAATAACAAGTTTTTTAGGGGGGATAACAACAATTTTCTTATCCTTTGTATCACTAAGTATCCTAGCTGAAGTAATCTTTGGTATAGGAGTATTTGGTACTAGTGTAGTAACCAATGTCATGGGACTTATCAAGTCTTTAGGTGACGGAGGATTTGTTGGGGTTATAGCCCTAATTATTTTAATTCAACTTTTTCAAAATAAAAAGTAAGAGTTAAGAGATAATTGCTAACAACCAAAATTAACCTGGAAAGAAATTTCCAGGTTTTTTATTTTTTGAATAATCTTCATATACGTATACTCGTAAATATGCCATTTTCTATATGGTATTAGACAAAATGTTTAACAATTATTACGTTTGATTCAATAAACGTACTTTCCCAACAAAATAAATTTAGGAAGAATGAACAGAGATTTTTTAAAAGAGGCTATCGCCGATGCAAAAGCTGTCAAAGAATCAGCAATTGCAAATGCTAAAGTCGCTCTAGAAGAAGCTTTCACTCCCCAACTTAAATCTATGCTTGCTGCTAAACTTGATGAAATGGATTCTGCAGACGAGGACGACGTAAAAGAAATGCGTGGTATGTCTTATGAAGAAGATGATGATTCAATGAGAGAAGAAATGAGAGGTAAATCTATGGAAGACGACACTATGGAAGAAATGACTGACCCAGACATGAGACATGGTGAAGACGAAGATGGAAAACCTGAAACAGGCGCTCTTAAAGCTACAGAAAAGGATAGAGAAATAAATGAGGACGAAGAAGTTAATTTAGATGAAATTTTAGCTGAAATAGATAACGAAATTTCAGAAGATGCTAGAACAGATGCCGAAGAAGAAGGCTATGAAGATGGTATGGAAGACGAAAAAGAAGATATGGAAGATGATGAATTAGATCTTGATGATATGTCAGATGAAGATTTAAAATCATTCATTGAAGACGTTATCGCTGATATGGTTAGTGCTGGTGAATTAGAAGCTGGTACTGAGTTTGAAGCAAAAGACGAAGTCGAAGTAGAAGTAGAAGACGATGTTGAAGTAGAAGTTACAGAAGGTAAAAAAGATGAAATGAAGGAAGAAAAGGATGACATGGACGAAGTCATGACTTCCACTCCTGCCGCAGGTGCTGCTGGTGGAGCTGCTGTCATTGCAAAAGCTGTTAGTAAAGCCGCTGATGGTTTTAAAGGTTGGACTAAGGAAAAACTTGAAGCATTCAAGAAATGGAATGATGAAATGAATCAACCTGCGTCTCCTTTACAATCAAAACTTAGAAAAGCTGGAACTGGTAAACCTGAGACATTCTTAGGATTAGAAGAAGAGCTTGAAGAGGCATACGGAACAATTAAAACTTTAAAATCTGAATTACACGAAGTAAATTTACTTAATGCAAAACTTCTATACACAAACAAGATTTTTAAATCTAAATCATTAACTGAGTCACAAAAAGGCAAAGTTTTAGAAGCGTTTGACAAAGCAAATGACGTTAAAGGAGTAAAATTAGTATACGAAACTCTAGATAAAAACATGAAAGTGAAATACAAGAGTTCAGTTACTGAAGGAATCGTAGGTTCCGCTTCTAAAAGCATTAGTAATGTTGAAACTACTAAAAAACAACCTATAGTTGAGTCAAATGAAATGGTAAAAAGATTTCAAAAACTTGCAGGTATTAAATAAATAATTAAATTTTAAAACTTAAAAAAATGAGTCAATTAAACTCCCTTTTAGAAAGTGCTAATCCTTACAAGTCGCTACAAAGTGATGCGGCTAGATTAGCTGGCAAGTGGGAAAAGACAGGTTTATTGGAAGGTATCTCTGATGAGACCAACAAAAATAACATGTCTATGATCCTCGAAAACCAAGCCAAACAATTGGTTATGGAAGAGAGTAACACAGGTGGTGGTGCTGGTGCTGGAAGTTTTTCTCCAGGTACAGGTGCACAATGGGCTGGTGTTGCTTTACCGTTGGTAAGAAAAGTATTTGGTCAGATTGCTGCAAAAGAATTTGTTAGTGTTCAACCAATGAACTTACCTTCAGGTCTAGTATTTTATCTAGATTTCTTT